TCAGAACAATGCTGGTTGCGGAGCTTGATGATGTTAAAGTTTATATTCAGGGCGGTGATATTGTCATTACAAAACAGGATTTAAGGCTATAACATTTAGTGGAATAATTATGGGATTAAAAGCTAAAGAAGTCGGCAAGATAATACGCTATGCAACATTCTTTGATCTGAATGCCGCTAGTGATTTAGAGATATTGATTAATGGGACTATTGTTGTTCCGTTAGCCAGAATATCAACTCCAAATATAGAGGTGTCTGACTCTGTTTTGGGGATATTAGCGGCTGGTACTTATATGGAGTTCAGCACAGAGGCGGATGATTTTCCTTCTGCTGGCGACCATATGATATGCGGCAGGTATACAGATGGAACGCCAAAAGTTTACTACGGAGACACGGCTACTATCACAGTAGAATCTAGCTGTTTTGGGTAAAAAAACAGGTTATATATAAATCGAAAAAAAACGGGGTAAAACGGGGTATGGCTAAATTTAGCAAAGAAAACCAGCCAGCAGTCAAAGGGAGGAAGCCAGGGCCGACATTTAAAAATATGCTCATGGACACTTTAAAAGAAAAAGGGCTATTACATTTAACAGAACAGTCCACTATGGCAGAGGCCGAAAAAGCTTTTTTAAATCATGTCGCCCATAGAGCTTTTGATCCTGATGATTCGAGTGGGTCTATACTGCTCAAAGAACTGCTAACTAAAACATATCCTGGGCTGAGATCAACACTACCGACTATTCGCTTCGATTTTGACGAAAAAGCAACTCCAGCAAGGCAGGCGGAACAGGTTTTAAAAGCTAGTGCAGATGGTTTGATTCCTCCAGATGTGGCGCAGATATTTATCAGTTCTATAGCGTCAATGCTAAAAATTGATGAATTAACGGAGCTTACAGCTAGACTAGCGGAGCTTGAGAAAGTGTTAGGAGTTCTTAATGTCTAACGCTCTGCTTAAGAGGCTGGAAAGAATAGAGCCTCTAGCTTTGGCAAGCGCTGGGCAGCTAGAAAGTAGTGTTTATGGTGTTGTAGATAAGGTTGTTAATGGTAAGCCTCATATTATCAGGAAGTGGGAGGGCACTATTGGCAACATGAAAAAGACCAGGAAAAAGCCGACAATTTTATTGATTGAAAAGCTTGAACCTATGATCTTAAAGCATAAAAAATACAAGCTTATGTATGGCGGTAGAGCAGGGACTAAATCAAGGTTTGCCCAAGATGTAATGAGCGGAGACGTTAACTCGAACGGGTCAAGGGTTTACGTTTTACGAGAAAGAATGAAGTCTTTAAAAGAAAGCATCTACGCTGGCATAAAGAAAAGCATCAATGATTTAAATGTTTCAGGTTTTGTCCCCGTCCCCTCTCATTGGGAGATACGGCACAGAAATGGTGGTGTGTTCACTTTTGGCGGAATGCAAAACATTATAGACATGAAGGGCGCTAGTAATTATAAGTTCTTCTTGATGGAAGAGGCCGCAAGAACTAGCCAGCAGACGATTGATACCCTTGGGCCCACACTGAGAGACACTCCCGGCGCTGAATTATGGTGGCTATGGAATCCTGAAAGCTCCACGGACCCAATGAGCCAAGAATTCATCGTTCCTTATCAGGCCTATATTGATAAACAGGGATATTATGAGGACGAATACCACCTAATAATAAAAGTTGGTTTTGAGGATAATCCATGGTTTATGGAGGATGATTCATTACGAACCGAGTATGAAAAAGACTGCAGAAAAGTAAAAAATAAAATGATGTCAACCGCTAGGTTTAATCATATATGGAATGGTGATTTCTTGGATTCAGTAGGTAGCTCTGTTATAGAGACCGATTGGTTTGACGCTTCTATTGATGCACACAAAAAGCTCGGGTTTGAGGCTAAAGGCGCGGTTGTTGCGGCATGTGACCCCTCTGATGTTGGTAACGATCCAACAGGGTTTGCTGTCAGGAAGGGTGTAGTTTTTCATAATGTGAAAGAGATTGAAGGCGAGAACGGAAATAGAAAGTTTGATATTGCTTGCAGAGATTCAAAGCTGGAGGGTTGCGACTCATTCGGGTTTGATGCTGATGGGCTGGGTGCAATATTAAGGGATCAGGCGGCAACTAATTTCTCAAACACTAAAGTTAACGTGTTTATGTATAAAGGAAGTGAAAAGGTTCACGCGCCAGATTCCATATTTAAAGATTGCGACTCATTTAATATTAAAGGCCAGAAAAAGAATAAAGATGTTTTTGCGAATAAAAAAGCTCAAAATATAGCTGCACTAGCTACAAGGTTTAGACTGACATATGAAGCGGTGGCTGGCGGGGTATATCATGACCCTGACAACCTAATAAGTTTCTGCTCTGAGGGCATAAGTCAGGAGCTGATGTCAAAGCTTAGGGCAGAATGCTGTAAGGTTCCTTTAAAGCCTGCGGATACAATAAAGTTTTACTCAAAAGAAGAAATGAGAAAGGGCATAATCCAGCCAGACGGAACAAGAATTAAAATCCCATCTCCTAATTTATTTGATTCTGTTGTTCTTTCGTTTGATAAAGCTAGTTTAATTAATCATGTTGAACACGAAGATATTAACTTTGTGTCGTGCTTTTAGGTATGAAAATGGCCTCTAAAAATACATACAATTATAGTCCTAATGATAGCTCTACTAGTAGCGATAAGGATAGAAGCCTGCATAGCTCATACATGGAAGAGCTTAAGAAGTGGCAAGAGAGCGACTTAGACCAACGCGAACAAGGTAGAGAGGCAGATAGATTCCTGTTAGATAAGGATGGTCAGTGGGAGGACTCTATTAGGCGTCAATTAGATAGCCAGCAGAGGCCACGCTATACCTTTGACAAGGTTACTCCAGTTATTGAATCCATGATGGCTGATATTGAAGATATGGACTTTGGCTGTAGTGTTAAGCCTGACGGTGACGACTCAAACAAAGATCTTGCGTTAACTCTTGAGGGCATGATCCGAACGATACAAAACAATTCGAGGTCTGACGGGATATTCAGGAATGCCACTAGGCGATTAATGCGCAGAGGGTTTGATGCCTGGATGGTAAAGGCAAAATATAAGGATTCTTGGTCTTTCGATCAGGATTTATTTGTTGTTCCAATCCCTAATGCGATAAACCGGGTGTGGACTAGTGATGCCGCTACTTCTGCCGACAGCTCTGATAGTGATGCGTCTTACGTTCTAACGTCAATATCAACAGAGGAGTATAAAGAGCGATACCCTGAAGGCAAAGGGATCTCTGTTGATGATGCTGACATTGATGAACATTTCGATGAGTATAGGCCAGAGGTCATTACTATAGCGGAAAGGTATTATAAAAAAGATTCTTCCTGTGAAGTTGTCCAACTATCTAACGGGAAGGTCTATAGAGATGATGATGAGTTTCAAAAGATTAAAGATGAACTTAGGCTGCAAGGTCATGTAGAAGTAAGGCGCAAAAAGATCAAGGATTATACATGGTGCTACTGCATAATGGATGGCGCTGAGATTCTAGAAAGTGAAATGAAAACGGCGTTCAAATCTAATCCAGTTATTACAGTGTACGGTAACTTTGAGCTATTAGGTCAAAACTCTAAAAAAACATGGTCTGGCATAGTGCTTAAGGAGATGGACGCACAAAGAGTTCATAATTATGCTAAATCTAGAGAGATTGAAGAGGGTGCTCTTTCTCCAAGACCTAAATACTGGATGACTAAGGCCCAAGCTGTCGGGCATAAAGATCAGCTCTCAAAAATGAATGTTAGCGCCGATCCTGTTCAGTTTTTTAATCCAGATCCAGAGATGCCCGGTTATCCTCAGCAATCTGGTGGTCCTCAAATAAACCCTCACTTATCACAGCTTGGCAACCAAATGGCACAAGATATAAGCCAGCAAGCAGGCGTGTTTTCTGCAATGCAAGGGGATTTCTCAGCAAGACAATCAGAAGATTCTGTCAGGATGCAAATTGATAGAGGAACGGCTGCGACAAGGAAATGGGTGAATGCGGTTATTGATGGTATTCGTAGAACTTGTGAGGTGCTAGTTGAAACAATACCCGTTGTTTATGACACTAAGCGCCAGTTTGCAATTATGGGCATTGATGGAACAGAGGATGTAGTTACTATTAATGATGAGATATTCGACCAGCAGACTAGCAAAATGGTTAAGGTTAATGATTTAAACCATGGCAAATATAAAGTTATATGTGATGCAGGGCCTGCATTCAGCAATAAGCTTGAGGCTGGCTTGGCTGCTCTACTTGATTACGCTGCTATTGACCCTTCAGTTATTGCTCATGGTGGCGACATTATCCTTAAGGCTATAGATGCCCCACTAGTTGATCAGATAGGAGAAAGGCGCAGGGAGCAAATGTTAGCTCAAGGCATGATTCCAGAGTCTCAGATGACTGACGACGAAAAAGAAAAGATGCAGCAAGCAGAGCAACAGCCGCAAGAGCCAGACGCTATGATGGTTGCAGCTCAAGCTCAACAGATGACTGCTCAAGCTGAGATAATGAAAGCTAAAAACGACAGAATGAAGCTTGATTTAGAGGCATCAAAGGTTAGGATTGCTGGAGGCAAGTTACACCAGGACGGACAAAAGCTAACTACCGAGCAATACAAAGTAATGTCAGACATAAGGAACACTGATGCCGATACAGTGAAGAAGGTTGCTGAAAGTAGAAAGATTGCCGGAGAAGCTAACGATGCGGAGATGGAAAAACTAATAAAGAATCTTCCTACTGAGCAAATAGTCCAAATGTTGGGGACCTAATGTCTAAAGCTTCATTAGTTAAAGAGTTGATCGAGAGGGCCAAAGCTGGCGATGGTCCAGCTATGGATTGGGCTAGTCGCAAGATGCGGGATGCTGAGCAGGGGTTTGGAGATACGACTTATTATCATGGGACTACTAAAGATTTTGAAATTTTTGATGATGAATTTATCGGCTCAAATTATGGACTAGATGAGCCAGGACATTACTTTTCAACAACCCATGAGGATGCCATACAAGGCCTTGAAATACCGGCGGCAGGTAGAGTTATGAAGGCAAAGCTTCCTGATAATCTAATGGAAGTGGACGTTAAAGGTGATGGTGATGCAGTTTCATGGTGGGATATTCAGGATAAAAAATCATGGATGGATGATGCCATAGATGAGGGTTATGATGGAATAAAGGTTACTGGCGATTCGAATAGTTTTGCAGTTGTGCCCTACGCTAACAAAATAAAACCTATTGCTAGCATAGGCGGCGTAGGCGTTATTGGTGCTGGCGCTTTGCAGTCTGAGGATGCGGAGGCCGCCTTCGGTGGTAAGCTTGCCAAGGGTGCAGCAAAAGATATGTTAGGCATGGCTGAGAAAATGGAGAACGCTGGTGTAGGCGTTGATGATATTTGGAAGAAGACTGGATGGGGTAGGGGTGCTGATAACAAGTGGCGGTTTGAGATTGATGATAGATCTGTAAAGTTAGATTCTACTGCTGCAAGTATGTCAGAACATGGCTTTAAGACAGCTAATGCAAAAGAACTAATACAGGGTGAAGGGATCAGTGAAAACTACCCAGGCTTATTAGAAAATACAACGGTTTCATTTAATCCTAATCTAGATTCTCAGGGATCGTTAAGAGAAATACCGGCTGTTGGCAACAACCCGTCTTTTAGATCATTGCAAGTTAATGACCCTGTATCCAAAGGTCTGTCAAAAGAAGAAAAGATAATTAACATTGAAAGAAGAATTAAAGAAAAGGAAGCCCCAGAAGAAATAGATCGTCTTATGCGGATGTATGATCTAGATAGAGA